CACTCCTATTCTATACATTGATAGAGTAAAAGGAAAGTTTGACAAATACGATAACATCATGACTAGGATTGATGGTCAAGATATTTCTTTTGGTATCATTAATGGTTCCGCATCAGAAATGGAAATTGATTTAGATTATGGCGGTACAACAGGAAATGCTGTTGGTGATGTTTATAATATAAAAAGTGAGTTCGGTAATGGTGGCGTTGCGATTGTTACGGCTACTGAAGAAAAGTTTACAGGTATTGTTAACTATAATTTACTAGATGGTGGTTTTGGTTATACAATACAAAACACCAGACTAGAAGTTTCTAACCAAGTGTTAATCCTACCTAACGAAGGTTTTAATTTTACAATATTAGAAAGACTTACTGATACTGCTGGCAATACAGGTACAGTAATTGGTCAAAACGCATCAGCGGTTGGCATCAAAATGGATGATGGTGAAGAATTTTCTGCAACTAGAGCCATATCAACACTTGATAGAACACCAAACGTTACGATCAATGGGATATTTACAGTCTCTGTAAAGAATTCAACTTCACCTGGTGCATTATATCCAGACACAGCGAACGTTAATGATGTTAAAGTCGAAAGCCTTTCCAACATAGAAACTATAAGTTTAATTACTGATGTGATATCACCATTCCTTGGCGTATCTTTAAATGCGGCTAACTACAACGCATCTCCAGCAACTCAACCAATGAGTGGTACTGCCGATCCTGTAACATTACAAACACCGCTAGAAGACGCATTTAACCTTTCACCATTCGATATTGGTACTATTAATTCATTTGAAAACATTGACCCAGGTGAAGACTATACAAACGATGTGTTTGCATTAGTGCGTGACCCAGTAATGATTGCGTTTGATCGATACGAACAAATCTTAATTATGGATAATCTTAGCGCATCATTCTCAGTTGGTGATGCAATTACACAACCTTCTTCTGGCGTTAATGGAATTATAACAGGTATTGATGTGGACAGAAGCTTTATTCAAGTTAGACCTTATGCTTACTATGGTTTTGATTCTACACCTATTACCCACAAAGGTACTAGTTACGTTGTAGTAGGAACCGAAAGAGATTATTCATCTGACACTTATGGTTCTAACGCTGATATGAAATCCAGAACATTATTTGCCACAGGTAGAATTTCTGAGGTTAGAATTTCTAACTCTGGATTTGGATATATTAACGATGAGATTGTATTCCTTGTAAATGACGCAGGTGAAATACAAGCAAGAGGAACACTCAAAGCTGACTCTCAAGGTATTACGGCTGGTTTCTGGGGTAGCGAAACAAGTCAACTTAATGGTTTCAAAGACGGTAAATACTACGACTCTCGTAATAAGATACACGACAGTGATTTATATCAAGAGTTTTCGTATGAAATTTTATCTACTGTTGATCTTGGTGTCTATGAAGAAACACTCAAAAAGAACGTCCACCTTGCAGGTACAAGATTGTTTGGTAGATTTGTTTACAAGAAGAAAGCAGACGTTGGTTTAGGACATAGGTTCTATGCGGCTAAGAAAGAAGATCAGATAGTTGGAGGTCCTGAAATTGTCGGACCTAACCAACCAGGCGAACAAATAAGATATACATCAGATAGAAATACTATTAGTGTTGATACCGTCAATTTGAAAGCTGACGTTGTTTAAACAGATAAATAAGTAGAAAGACTTTAGGAGCAAACATGGCTAAGCAAATAGTAAACACAGGTACTACCGATAACGACGGTACAGGTGATCCGTTAAGAAACGCTTTCACCAAAGTAAATGAAAACTTTACCGAATTGTATGACGGTGAATTTACTTTAGCATACTCAAACGTAACTGACAGACCAACCGATCTGTTGTTCTTTGTAAATGATGGTGCGAATAATCAAGTTCTTACTACTGATGGCGAAGGTAGAGTTACGTTCCAAAATATATTTGGTACTATTGATAGCCATTTAGATGTATCTACTGCGGCTAATAACCAAGTTTTATCATATGTTAATGGAGATTACGAATGGGTTAATCAAGCGTCTGGGTCAGGCGGTGGCGGTGGAAGCGTATCAAACACCGAAATTATAAATGTTATAACTAGCTCAGATTTAGATATGGGTGGCAACAAAGTATTATTTGGTAACGTATATGACGCTGAAGGTGACTTGCCTACTGCATCGGCATACCATGGAATGTTCGCCCACGTACATGGAACTGGGAAAGCTTATTACGCACATGGCGGCGCTTGGGTTCGCTTAGCAGACTTTTCTGAAATTGGTTCTGGTGGTGGAGGTGGATCAAGCCTACAATCAAGAGCCAATAAAGTTGGAGTATCAACATCTTTATCTAATAACGCAAGTGCTGACCTCGACATCACAGGATTTAAAGGGTATTCTTTATTATCAATCACAACAGATAAAGCGGCTTGGGTAAGAATTTATGCGAATGCCGCAAGCAGAACAAATGATGCAAGTAGAAACGAAACTACTGACCCATCACCAGATGCAGGTGTGATAGCAGAAGTCATTACAACAGGTGCTGAAACTGTTTTAATGTCACCATCTGTATTAGGGTTTAACATGGAAGCCACGCCAACAACCACAATCCCATGTGCGGTAACAAACCAATCAGGCTCGACAGGAACAGTTACAGTTACACTAAACGTACTTCAATTGGAGGCGTAATATGCTACACGAGTACATAGTCACCCTACACAACAAGGATGACCTCGAACAATTCTATGATGATATAGAGACATTAGAAAGTGCTGTTCACATATATGAGACAGAACCTTCTTTTCCAAAACGTGCTGTCGAAGTTGCAAATAGAAGAATAATCAGTCGTAACACACACTATATGCTATCTCATGAAGAAGCACAAGAGTTAAAAAATGACCCTAGAGTGTGGGATGTTGAACTTGCTGAGATGATTGAGTTGACAACAAAGCCTAATGGTTGGACAGTAACAAACGTAAAGTTTTCCAAAGACAACTTTACAGACGCAACAGATGTTAATTGGGGCTTACTAAGACACAGTGAAGATGCTAATAGAGCTAATTGGGGTTCTAATGGAACAAACACATATGTTGATGATCTAACAGTTACAGCATCAGGTAAGAATGTTGATGTTGTCATCGTTGATGGACACATTGATCCAGAACATCCAGAATTTAAACCATCACAGACTGCACATTACAAAGGCAACTTAGTAAACGACAACACTAACAGTTCGTTGTTTGACAGATCAGTTACCGTCAATGGATTAAAGATTGTGGTTTCTGGCGCTGCTGGTGGTCAAATCGCAACACCAGATGAATGGGCGAAAAAAGTTGCTAGGGTTGTTGATCTAATGATTGACCCAGATGGTAGCAATGTCAACTTGGATGATCAAAAGAGATTAATATCCACTCTAAAAGGAGAGCCAGGCACTACTCATGCAGGTTTACCTACGGCACAAAGAGTTGCTTATGGTGGTGGTGGACAATATGAGCCTAATTTCTTACTTGACGAAAACATTAATTCTTATGTTGGATACCAAAATTTCTTAGATACTCACGTTCATAACGATATGGTTTGGTATAGAAACGTTTCGGGTCCGTCACCATCTGTTGGAGATACAGATGTAGAAGAGGTTGTAGAACACCTCATGCACACAATTCATTTATTTGGTTTACCAGGTGCAGTCGATGGTTCAGACGTAGCATTAAATTGGGTTGCATCTGAAAACTCTGGTTTTGCCAATACAGCTTTGCATCTTGCGATGTCAGAAGCTATTACTGGTAGTTACTTTGATCCTACAGATTATGCGCCTAACTGGAATACAAATGCTGAACAAGCAGAAGTGGCATACAAAGAATATCTATATTTACTTAACTTTAATATGTGGGAAATGAGTGAGTTTTGGGATGGGGGAAGTTTAGCACCAGAATGGGCTGATACTGTGAGGACACCAAGTGGAATTCAAACATACAATCCGCTAGGTTACGCTTTGTTTAATACGTACATCGATCCAGTATTAACAAAACCAGACTTCCCTACACTAACAACTATATTCCAAGATAATGATGCAGGTGTTTCTGGATATACTCCATCATCTCGTGTAAATCAATTTAACTGGTTTTCCTTGACAAGTGCTGTAACAGGTGGTAGTAATGGGACATACACATATGATCGATCTGGTTCATATACAAACCCTATAGATGAAGACGATAATAACCACGGCACACACTGTGCTGGTACTGTCGCTGGGAACTCACAGGGGTGGGCTAGGGACGCGACAATCTACAATATCAGTCCATATGGCTCAAATCCTAATAGCCTCTCATCGTCCGTTATGTGGGACTACATAAGAGAATGGCATAATACTAAACCAATCAATCCAGAAACAGGTCGTAGAAACCCTACTATCACCAATAATAGTTATGGTTCTTCGATCACAACTAATTATAGTGGTAGCTACACAACTGGTAAAGTCACAAGAGTAAACTATCGTGGAGTTGATTTTAACCCAGGTCGTGATTTGACAACACAAGAATTGCGTGACCGTGGGTTCTATGCACCAAATTTACAGATGGATATTCCAAACTACTTTACTTCTCGTAATGCTGATATGCAAGATGCTATTAATGATGGTATTATTATTGTAGCATCTGCTGGTAACGATAGTTGGAAAACTGTTAACCCATCTGATCAAGATTACAACAATACATATAACATGGTTTACAATGGATATGACTATAGTTGGAATTTGCACAGAGGAACTGGTTCGGCGGCTGGATATGCTCCAATTATTAACGTAGGTGCAACGTCTAATCAAGTTAATGAAGACAAAGCTAGTTTTAGTAACTGTGGTAATCAGGTAGATATTTTTGCTGGTGGACAAAGTATACAAAGCAGTTTGCATAGTGGTGGTATCAATGACCCAAGAGATGATAACTTTGAACTTGGCAAGTATTCTGGTACTAGCATGTCAGGACCTCAAGTCTCTGGTGTATTGGCAATCCTTGCTGAGAGTTGGCCTAATATGACACAGGCTGAAGCACAAACTTGGTTGATAGATAACGCAAACAGCGATCAAATGGCTGATACAGAAGCAGATGATCCAATGGATAGAGATAGCCTACAAGGCGCTCCGAATAAATACTTGAGATGGATTAATCAAAGAGCAATATCTGGGACATCTTTCCCACAAAAAAACTTCAGAAACAGACCAACTTCTGGAAAAACATACCCCCGTCCACGTATTCGTAGAAGAGGTTGATGCAATTGCTTATAAATATTAGAAAAGACAAGGTACAGGTGATATGACTGAGGTATTGACAAGTAAATTAAAAAGTGATACAACTAGAATGTTCTATCAAGACATTCAGAATAATGACTTTTATGTTTTTGTATCTTCTGTAACCGAAGGTACGACTAGACCTACTGCAACTAATTCTCAGTTTAGTAAAAATAGATTTTTAGAGAATACTTTATTCGGCAAGAAAGTTCTTGGAACTGACACTAAGTTCATGATTAAGTATCACCCATGGCAGAAAGATCAAACATACATTCAGTATGATGATAAAGAAGACATGACTGATAAAAAGTTCTATGCGGTTGTCGGACCTACAAACAACGATACTGGCGATTATAGAATATTCAAATGTTTATTTAACAATAATGATTCAAAATCTTCTGCCCCACCAAACTGGAACCCTTTTACAGAAGGGCAGATATATAGAACGGCAGATGGTTATGTATGGAAGTTTATGTATTACATAACTCCAGCAGAATTTGAAGCATACAATGCCGTTGGTTATATACCTCTTGCGGCAGATATGGTTATCAATCCAGACCCAAATGCTGATGCGAACAATGTTGTTTATGGTTCAGAAATAAGTGATGTTTTTGTTGAAAATCCTGTTGACAATGCTGGCTATCCAACTATCAGTGGTTTCCTTATGGCGGCTCCTGGTAATGATGGAACTCTTACAGTAAGAGCAAATGACATAAATCAAATAACAAACTTTTATTCTGGAATGTCTATTTACTTGACTAACCCAGATGGCGGACCTTCAAACCTTTACGTTATTGATACATATTATTTTGAACCAGGAATACAATACGGTAAACTTAAAGTGTCGGGTTCACCTCTAACAGATGGCGTGTTGAATGGTTCTACATTTAGAATTGTACCTTCTTGTGTTATAACAGGCGATGGTACTGGTGCATCAGCACTTCCGAATGTAATTGACGGAAACATTTCCTCGTTGCTAATATTAAATCAAGGTTCTGGTTATACAAATGTGAAAGCTACTATAACCGATCCTATATATGACTTTGACCCAGAAGACCCAAACTCAATTGACGTAAGAACAATACTAAGACCAGTTCTTTCGCCATTTGGTGGACATGCGTACAACATGATTGATGAAATGCATTGTCGTCACATTCTTCTTTACGGTTATATCACAGAAGCTAATAATAATAAAATTGGTGCAACCAACACTTACGACTATCTTGGAATTGTAAAAAATCCAGACTTTGTAAGTGCCTCGGCAAACACCGCAAACACTCCATTAGTGTTTGATAACAGAATTGAAATAATCACAGATCAGTTTAATTTTGCGACTGTAAATACAGTATTAAAACAAGTTAATAATGATAACGAAGTTACATTTGAAGCAACGGTACATGAAGTAGATGAAGTTGCAAATACTGTATACTTATCTGGCTACATGGGACCGTACCAAAATGGTGCAAACAATGACACATCTCTCGACTATTCAATCAATCTAATAAATACTCAGGGTCAACAAATTGTCATAAATAGTCCACAAGCTAATAACGCAGTCGAGTCTGATTACATACAACGCAGTGGCGAAGTTTACTTCATGGAAGATTTTGTCCCTCTTGCGAGAACCTACACTTCAAGAGAAGAATACAAATTAGTATTAGAATTTTAAGGAACCTTACATATGCCTATTAATACAAATCTAAACATCGCCCCGTACTTCGATGACTTTGGCTTAGAAAAGCAGTTCTATAAGATTCTGTTTAAGCCAGCATATGCGGTACAAGCAAGAGAACTGACACAATTGCAGACTATTCTGCAAAATCAAGTGGAACAGTTTGGCGATAACATCTATCAAGAAGGTAGTATCATCAAGGGTTGTAACTTTACAAACCTAAACGGATTGCAGTACGTTAAGTTGACTGACAAGACTGATTTTGACCCAGATTTGTATAAACCAGAAACGGCAGATGAAATTATTAGTGGCGTTTCTAAAGAAGTCGATACAAAGTATGAAATAGAAGGTGCGATTACTGGTCTTAAAGCTTCTATCATTACCACAGACAGAGGTTTTGAAACACGACCACCAAACTTGAATACATTTTATATCAACTACTTAAACACAAACGAAGCAGATGGATATAAGGCATTTATTGGCGGTGAAGAACTTACAATTAATAGATACAAGTATGACGGTTCTACGATAATTCAAACTGATCTTAATGTTGAAACAATCAACGTAACACAGCTTCCAGCTCCTACAGGAAAATCTTTTGGTATCCAATCAGCGGCAGGTGTTATTTTTCAAAAAGGTCACTTCTTATTTGCAGGTGAGCAAACATTAGTCGTTTCAAAATACAATGATCAGCCAGATGAAATATCAGTTGGTTATGAAGTTGCAGAAAGTTTAATTTCATCGTTACAAGACAATACTCTCTTTGATAACGCTAACGGAAGTACAAACGAAAACGCTCCAGGTGCTGATAGACTTAAAATGGTTCCTTCATTGGTTGCCAAATCAACGGCTGTTGCAGATGTAGACGCAAACTTCTTTACCTTAATTCGTTATCAAAATGGTTCTGCCGTTTCTCTAAGAGACGTTGCACAGTTTAACTCAATTGCAGAAGAATTGGCAAAGAGAACTTATGAAGAAAGCGGAGACTATATTGTTGAAAACTTTAAAGTAACCACAGAACGTCGTGGTACAGACTTAAAGGTGTTGGTTGGCAAAGGTTCAGCGTATGTCAAAGGTTATAGAGTAGAAAATCGTGGCAACATGGATGTGACTATAGATAATATCGGATCGACAAATATCCAAGAAAACCAAGCTACCTCACTTGACTACGGTTCTTATGTTGACATTACATCAGTAAATGGAACAATTTCATTAGACTATACATCGGTAGAACTACAATTACCAAACGGAACGCAAATTGGTTCAGCATTTGTCAAGAACTTTACACCAACCAGATTATATATCTTTGGTGTTAGTATCACAGATGCAACTAAGACATTTGCTGATGTTGAACGTATTGTATCTACTGGTGGTTCGATTTCTATTGCGGCAAACTCTAAGATAAAAGATTCTAAAGTTGCCCCTATGGTATTCAATACTGGTGTAAGAAGTTTGAAAGAAGTTACAGACATTACAGTTCCAGTACGCATAACAAGCGGTGTGACAGTAACGAACGATCTTATTACTATTAACGCGCAACCAGGTGATGATTTTGCATGTGACAATAGCAATATTGTTGTTGTGGACGCATCAAACACTTTAATTCCTGTGACTAGCTATTCAACAAGTCTAAACAATTCAGTTCTTACTATTAACTTATCGCCAGGTTCAGACCCATCAGCGGATGTTTGGTATAACAAAAGAATTACAGACACAACACCTTACAACAAGCTAATAGTTGAACCATTCATCAAAACAGTATGGAACAACGGTCAATCGCAGTATAGTTTAGGTTTCCCAGACGTTTGCGAAATTATCAGTGTTGAAGACAGCCTTGGTAACGACTTTACAGATTGCTTTAGATTGGTAACAAACCAACAAGACAACTTCTATGATGTTTCATATATGGAAGTTATTGCTGGAAGAACAAAGCCTACAAGTGGCACGTTGACAGTTAAGTTAAAAGTATTTAAAATAAACAACTCAACAGGTATTAACTTTTTTGCTATAAACAGTTATCCTATTGACGATACGTCTGAATTACTACCTACGGGTAAAATCAGATCATATGACATCCCAACATATATTTCAACAAGTGGTACAGTTTATCACTTGAGAGAATGTCTTGACTTTAGACCATACGCAGACTTAGGTGCTGGAGCAAGTTACTCAGCATTAACAGAAGGTGCGGCTTCAGTAGTTACATCGACTGTTGGTGGCACACAACCATCGTTTGCAGGTTCTTCGGGTCATGTATTCCCAATGTTAAATGGCAACGTTAATCATGACGTCGAGCATTACTTATCCAGAATTGACGTAGTTACCATTGATTCATATGGCAAATCTGCTATAGTCAAAGGTGAAGAAGATGAGCGTCCAGTACCACCTAAAGTTGGTTCTGATCAACTTGTCATTTCACAGGTTACTATACCAGGATTTCCTGTATTGTCACCACAAGAAGCGTCTGATAGACAGAAGCCTTACTATGCTTGCACAACTAAAGCGTCAGGTGTTAAAAACTACACCATGCGTGATATCGCCAAGCTAGAAAAGAAGCTTGATGCTATGGAATACTACATCAGCTTAAATCAATTAGAACAGAGTACACAAAACTTAAATGTGGTAGATCAGAATGGTTTATCAAGATTTAAGAATGGTTTTATTGTTGATCCTTTCAATGATACAAGCATATCTGCATTAGACAATCCAGACTTCCAAGCGGCTATCCATTCAGATACAAAAATGCTTACACCAGCACTCAACACGTTCCCACTAGACTTGATCTTGAAAACGTCAACAGGTGCAACTATATTCCCAACTACAGATGATCCAGAAGTAGCGTCTCTAAGTAGAAATGCGAACACAAAACTAATTGGTCAGCCATATGCGACTAACTTTAGAAACTGCGTGTCTAACTTCTGGAAATACGATGGTGTTGGTTCATTGTCACCAAGTCATGATATGGCTCAAGATACAGTAACAAATCCAGTCACACTTGATATTGATTTGGTAACGCCTTTCACTGATTTTGTGCAAAATCTACAAAACTTTATTCCTATGACAATACAAAACTTCAATCGTACAACCAGAGCTATGACGCATCTTGGTGGACGTCAATGGAACATTCAAGATACTACTACAACTTCTACAACTGCATTAAGTGTTAATGAAGCAAATTCTCAACAGTCAGTAGGCGACTTTGTTTCTAACTTTGAGTTCCAACCATTCATGCGTAGTCGTTCAATCGGTATTTTTGCATCAGGGTTACGTCCAAACACACGTCACTATTTCTTCTTTGATGGTGTGGATGCAAACGAATATGTACGACCAGGTACAAATGCTGATACAAGTAGAAGAGTGAGACGTAACGGTGCAAAAGGCGCGGCTGTTAGTACAGATTCTAATGGTAAGCTTCGTGCAGTATTTGACTTGCCAGATGGAACATTCTATGTTGGTGACAGAACTATGACAGTTGTTGACGTAGATCAATATTCAAGCATTGAATCATCGTCTACATCTAAGATTGATTTAGAGTATCACGCATATAATATATCAGTTGAGAAGAGTGCTTTGACAACTTCCACAAGAATACCAGATACTGACACTGGCACAGAAGTAACTACAAGAACACTACCAGCTAGAACTGTTACTATTGACCCACTTGCACAAACATTCTTTGTTAAAAAGGGTATGGGTCGTGGTTCAAATACAGTATTTGCATCTAAAATTGATTTATACTTTAAACGTAAGAGTGATATTAACGGTGCTACAGTTATGTTGCGTGAGGTTGTTAATGGATACCCTGCATCGCAAGTATTACCTTTCTCAAAAGTACACCTAAACTCATCGCAAATTAACACTAGTGATAACGCTTCGGCTGTGACAACCGTTGACTTTGACGCACCAATTAGATTGGACGTTGAGAAAGAATACGCAGTTGTGATTATGCCAGACGCAAACGATCCAAACTATCTAGTATTCACATCTAAAGTTGGTGGGCTTGATCTGACACCAGGAGCTACACAAGGGCAATCAGTTGTACAAGATTGGGGTGATGGTGTTCTATTCTCATCTACAAACAACAGAGCGTGGAAATCATATCAAGATGAAGACTTGAAATTTACTCTTTACCGTCATGACTTTAACGCGGATACAGGTTCAGTTACGCTGACTAATGATGGTCACGAATTCCTTACACTAGCTGATTGGAATGGTAGATTTAACTCAGGTGAAGAAGTGTATGAAGAAAAAGCATTTACTGGCGCTACTTCTGGAAACATTGGTATGCCTATCAACACGAACGTAATCACAGGTACAGGACTTAATGACAGTTTCGCTGCTGGTGATAAAATATTGATTACTAACGCAGGTGGTACTAGGTCTGACATTTTTGAAGTTGTAACTGTGGACTCAGCCATACAACTTACTGTTGAACGTCCAGTGGACTTCACAGTTGGTGCAGGTACATGTAAATCTATTGTTGTTGGAAGAATATCACACTACAACAAACTTGAGCGTTCGCAGATGTTCCTAAGTGGAAGTTCGGCGTCAAGTTCAAAAACATTTACAGCAAACACAACTATCGTAGGGTTCGAAAGTGGTACAGAAGGTACAATTGGAACTATTGATAACATCAATCTTAGCTACATACAGCCACTTATTATGAAAACAAATGACTCAATTACTACAACAAAATTGAGTGGTGTATTTACCGATCCAAGTAATGTGTTGACTTCATACTACATGCCAATGAAATTTGGTGCTAACAATGCGTTTAACCGCAAAGGTGTTGTTCTGTATAGTAAGTCAAATAATATCGATGGTACTAAACCTTTCGACATTACAGTAAGTATGACAAACGATTCTAACACAACATCTACGCCTATTGTTGACCTAGAGACTGCTACAATATTGGCTTATCAATACAAAGCTACTAATGTATCAGATACTACATCTAAGTACATTTCGAGAACAATCGAATTAGCAGAAGATTTAGATGCAGAAGACATGCAAGTATATCTAACAGGCTACCGACCATTTGGCTCAGACATCAAAGTGTATATCAAACCACAGAACGTTTATGATAACGCACCGTTCAACTCAATCCCTTGGTTGGAACTTGAATTGACAGAAGGTGTTGGCGTATATTGTTCAGATACAAATGATAATGACTTCCGTGAATTTAAGTTTGAACTTGCTGATGCAAATAAAGACTCTAGCGGAATGTTAGAATATACAAGTGGCTCTGGTACTTTTGTAGGTTATAGAAAGTTTGCAATTAAAATTGAACTTCTGACACCAGACATAAGTAAATCACCATTTGTAAGAGACTACAGAGCGTTGGCTCTAACATAATGAATTCGTATATACGACATAGAGATTCTAAAGCGGTACTGAATACTGATGTTGCCGCTTTGAATAAATATAAACAAGAAAGAGCGCTTCACACGAAAGTTACGAAGTTAAGTAATGAAGTAAATTCAATCAAACAGCTTCTAGTGCAAGTTTGTGATAGATTAGATCAGATAGAGAAATAGAATGGCAAAATCAAATATACAAAACATCACGACAACCCAGACGTTTCAGAATTGGTTTGATAAAACTAATGAGATGGTTGATCTGTTTCGTGAACAAGCAGTAACTGCAACAGCAACTGGTGATGTAACCATTGGTGATGCTTCCATACAAGGCGAATTCCAAGCCAACACTTTAATGGCAGATACAGAATTACAAGCAGATTTAATTTCATCATTTTCAAGTGGCGGTACTATTGGATACAGTTCTCCCATAAACATAACTGGCGCTACTAGCCAAACAGTTGCTACATTTACTTTTGTGGGCGCAGGTGCAAGAACAAAATACACAGACACTATAGTCGCTTGGGATGTTGGTTTTAACAACTCCACGGAAGCGGCTTTTATCATTGATACAGGTGCAGGTGTAGTACCTAAATTCAAGATAACACCAGCAGGAACTGTACATGGTTCTAATATAATATTGACTGAAGACATAGTAGCAGATGTCGTTACTGCCAATACCATAAATGGTGACGTTTCGGCAAACACTATTGTCGCAAACACCGTAACAGCTGGTAAATTTGTTGGTAATCTAACTGGTGATGTTTATGCACCAGGTGGAATTACAAAAGTATTCGAGAATGGTAATGGTAATGAAATCCCAGCAACATTCACAGGTAACGTAAACGGTACAGTAAGCTCACTTACAAACCATGATACTGATGATCTTAGTGAAGGTGACGATAACTTATATTTCACTACACAACGTGCAAGAGATTCATTTTCGGCTGATGAAACTGTTAGTATATCTCCAACAGGCGAAATCAGTATACCACAAATGGTAGCAACTAACAGTAACGTTGAATTTAACAGTGTGACCGCAGGTTCTGGTACATATTCTGGAACTGTAGATGCAGATAAATTTACTGGCGATGGTTCAGAATTAACGGGCATTGTTCAATTAGTAAAAGGTTTCATTACATTCAACGGAGCTACAGGGGCTGTCATTGCATCATCTGGCTTGACATTATCAAAGGGTGGAACTGGTAATTATACAATTAATATTGCATCAGGCATTAGACCACCAAACTCTAACTATGGCGTTGTCATTGGTAACGTTGATGATGGAA